CAAGCTCTACTTAGTTGCCATCAACTCATCAAAAGCTGCGTCAACTGGATTAACGGTTGGCTCAGTATTATTATACTTGCTTGTCTCGGTGGAGCGAGACTCAGCAGAGGCACCACTCGCCAATTGTTCATCTAAGATAGTATCGACTTGTTCGGGGGTAAGACGCTCAAAGAGTGAATCAATATCGGGGATGCCTTCTAGGAGGGCGGGGATGGCCTCAGTGTCCTCCAGCACAGCAGATGTGTTTCGACGCATTTTAAGGCTTGTTTGTGGGTATGCACCCGGGGTTGTTGGCTTGGTATAAACCAACGAAATGTCAGTTCCTTCAAGGGTATCAGTGATATCACCATATTCTGGATCCAAAATGTATCCGAGAAGCAACTCGTATGCTCTCTTTCCATAACCATAGACCTTCACACCTTCATCTTCGCGGCCGCGGACGACCACCGGTGAAAAATAGCGCTGGCGTACAAAGAGAGACTTTGCAAGCTTTTTGGATTCTTCGTCGTTTTGCTCACTTCCTTCTCGCCAAAGCTGAGAGGCAAAATCGCAAATTGGACAGCGCTCACCATAATTGCGCTTAGGGCACGGAATACCGCCCTTGTGATCTCCAACGTTATAGTGGAAGAACATTTCCTTCAAAGGGTCGCCATCGTTAGCTGGTACGATACGAACCACTTGTTCGCCCTCATCGGGCTTAAACCACGGCGAGTTTCCGTCGCCTTTATCCTCACCACGAAGTGTGGCAAGTTTCTTTCTCATTAGTTCCATATTGATTGACATTAGTTTTTTCTCCTTGTTTTGTTGTTGTAAAGTATATCGAGCTTTCCTCGATATCTAATGTATCACTCTTGTTCTAGCTTGTCAAGAGTATTTTCTTGAATTGCGTTTGTGTGGGTAACGCAGAACCCAAAGTCATGTAAGTGTGTTTCCCAAATACCGTAGGAAACCTTACGAAAAGCATTTCTAGGCTTGTTCTTTAAAATGTCTACTATTTGCTTATGCAATCCCGCCTCTTCTTCTAATCTATCTTTATTGATGCATATATAATAACACGTCTCGCGGGGGATGTCAAGGTTGAAGAGCCACTTTTCTGATAAAGTCTCGGCGTTCAAGATACCAATCGATCGGATTCTATTAATCTCGGATGGGTTCGCCATTTGACCAATCTCAGGCTCTGTGTGGCTGAAGAAATTCAGATAATGCACACATGAAAAGATAATGTGATTCAGCTTTTCGTAGTAATTCTTAATCGATAACCCAGTGATACTGTTTTCAATCTCCAGATTGGACAAGATTGTTAACGAGTTGAACAGACCTGACCGCGCGTACTGTTGTAGCACTCCAAAAAGTAAATTTTCCAACAGCTTTGGGACGCCCGTAAGCAATTCTATATCTGGCTTGATGTAAAAAATTTCCAGGTTTTTGTCTTTTATTTGTTCTAAAATGCCAAGCGCGTAACTTGAGCTGTGGGAAGAACCTACGATAAATACTTGCACCTTATCATTTAAGTCTTTGAAGAACTTAGACAAATCGGGAATATTCTCTTCATACTTTTCTGGCTTGTCATAGCTCCTAAGTGCACGAGTATGCTTGGCGTTTTTATAGTTGCTGCCAAGCTGGTACACTTTATAATTATTGCCCTGCGACTTAAAGTTCTCTGCGATTGCAGAAGCCGCGTTTCCTATTCCCACAATTGAAATCATAGATTTAGTACCCCAATATCCATATAGTCTCTGCCAGCCTTAAGGTTAGTGACAAACTTGTCAAGTTTGTTGTTAGAGAAGATTTCTTTAATCTCTGGTATAAGATACCTCTCTTCGTCCGGAATGTCAAGTACAATTTCATCATGCACGATATGTGATACGAATGAACGCTTATTGTCCAAGAATTGGTCGATAGCGACGGCGCGGTCATTTACCAAGTCAGCAGTTGTACTCTGCACTATGTAATTGAGCGCCTTGTATGCATCTACTTCGATTTTACGACCGAAAACGGTTTCAACGTGACCATCATTGTAGTACTTCTTTAATAGTGCATCGCGATCGTAAAACGATTCTTGAATTTTGTTAGATTCTGGGTTATACAGCCAAGAGAAGAAGAATGTTTTCGCGGCCTCGCGAGATTCTACTCCCTTGTTTCTAAACACATTCATAACATTCCACTCGTGTACATCTGCGGCGGGCTGCTTTTCTCCCAAAAGAGATAATACCGTACGTGCTTCTGCCCCGTTGTAATCAAGAGAGATAAACCAATCGTTGTGTGGCTTTACTAAAGCCCGCAAATCCTTTTGCATTGTAAGGATCGGGAAAGAGCCCGGATATGTAGACAAGCGGCCCGTTCTGGTGCCAAAGATGTTATAATCAATGTGTTTAGCGCCGGCAAGAATCTTTTGAGCTGCTTGTCGGCTTCTTGACGATGTGAACAGGGCGCGCGCGGCCTGCGCATTGACGTTCAGATTTTGATACCTTATTTTATACAGAAGTTTTTCTACCGCTACCAAGTGATCATATGTAGCTGGCTTTTCATAATTCTCAAAAACGTGTTGTGTTATTTGGTTTTTCATCTCCAAGAAAGAGACTAGAAAATCGTGAGGCACTAAGTCGAAAAAGCAATGATCTCGAAAATTAATCTTCGCTATCTCAAATGACTTTTTATACGCATTCATTTTCTTCTCAAACCTAACCAGTTCTCCAATCAGGTTCTCGGGGCAAGAGTTTTTTAATGTTTTACCGCCGGTTCGCATCCACCCGTATTCAATCGAATCGTCTTGTAAGAATCCTGAGTACTTCCACGTTCTCATGCTAGATAAGCAATCGGGGAACGTATCCTCATCAAAATTAAGCCGGCCATCGTGATAGATGCCGACGCACTCTTTTTTGTCGTCTAATGCTTGAAAATACACTATTTCCTCAGTTCGTCTCGCCTTTTATTAATATAACTTAACGAACCCGAATAGTCAAACGTTTTGTTTAGTAAAAGCTCAAAAATTAAAATTCCATCATCAACGCCGTTTATCTCTGCCATTCTCTTGCTATCCCGGATAGTGACTTTTTTTTCATATTTCGAGAACTGGCTTTCTTCTTCCATAAATCTAATTTGCATATATAATTCAAACAATTCATTATCGCCAATCTGAGAAACAAATTCAGAATAGCTGTAGTTTTTTACTTTTCTGATCACCGACCTTGTTCCATCGTATTTATTGTTCGTAGTTGTTACGATAGTTCTCGGTCTATTCGCAGAATAAATTGTGTATAGAAACGTCTTAAAAGATTGATAGTAAGAAAATGCTGCGTGTTCATAGCAATAGCTTGTGAATTTACTAGCTGAGTTAATTGCCGGCGCATAGTTAGCTATTTTTTCTTGCATGAAAGGTGAGTTAATATCAGCAATAATTCTGTTAGGCATATTGCAGTCTACCATAAAACCATACGTACTGCAAGCATTTAAGAAGAAGTCCCAATTTTTACTTTTGTAGAAAGAATTATATTTTAAATTGTCATCATTAGGGTCGATATTCGCTATCTCTATAACAAGGCCATTAATACTCATAGGACATTCTTTGCTTTTAACAAACGCCGGGTATGTAACAACATTTTCTTTTAAAAAGTTCTTGATGTACGGCATTATTACATTAATAAACTCATTAAAATTAGTAAATTTAAGATTGTTGTCAGCTATGACGTTGCCAACGGCAATTATAAATGAATCAGTATACTTCTGATATATCTGTTTGGGATCTTGATAGGCAGAAACCGGCACCAAGTCGGTAAGAAATTTTTCATCCGCGCTAATCTCGCTTCTTACAACTTTTATTTTAAACCTGTTTTGTAGATCGGCAAATGCATCAGCGACAAAGTTGAACACCTTCACTGGCTGAGGCGTGCCGGCTTTAAGTTCGACAAGTTGCAAGAAACCTTCAATGGGGGTTATGGGCTGATAATACTTATCAACTCTACCATACAAACGCTTTTCCCCAAAATTGAAATCTATTAGATTACTATAGTCCGATTTGGAAACAAGCTTGTACATTTGTTTTTTGTTAAAAAGTTTCTTGGAACCCTCTCTCGCGTTTTCAATAAAAAATTTGCTCATGAATTTATCCTATGTTACTGGGCCATTATTGGCAACATTTTCATTGCCCTGATCCGGGCTGCTACCGGTACTTGTTTCCGAATTACCAACGACCGAACTAAGATCATTGTCGCTGATTTCTGAATCTGAATTATCAAAAATAGCCTTGAACAGAGCTTCGGCAAACTCTGCAAAATCACCCACAATGGACGATGCGCTGTCCTTGGCCCGGGCTAGCGTAGCATTTTCTGTGCTTTCTACCTGTTGTAGGCTTGATTTACAGCCTTTCCGTATTTTATCTTGCTCTTCTTTGTTAATTTCGTTATTTTGTTTCTCTTCTTCTTCTTTTTGTTTGCCTAATTCAAACATAGAATACTGAGCATTAGCTGATTTCGTGAAGATAGTGTCGATTGATGTTTCAAATTTGCCTTGTTCGAAGAAATGGCTGACCGCCCTTACGGTGAAGAACCCTCCAACTCCTATAAACTGTGTTCCTGCTGTTCCCAAACTATCGCGAGTCTCTTTGCTTAAATAACTGTTAATGCTCTCAGGATCAATGAATACATAGTCGCCCGGAGATACTTCAAAATTAGCAAAAGTAGTCAACTTGGCACTGAAAACTTCCCTAAACTGCTCCAGACCGTCTAGATTGTTCAGACCTGCTTCTGCCGCTAAGGCTGATTTTAAGCCCGGCGCATCTGTTTTGGCATATTGTATGTCCTTAACGATACCTCGATCTCTACCATGAAAATATGCACCAATGCCTTTTTTGGAAAGTTGATTCTGAGCTGGGTCTTTGTAGAATCGCGTTGCTATACGTTGGTACGTGCCTATTTGCGGCAAAATAGAAAAATGAGCGTCAGATTGATAAAAGACCAAATAATCGTAAGCATCTTTTTTCCTTTCGGCTGAAATGATGTTTGAATGCAGATTTATCAAAGGTCGATACTCATTTTCAATTAACTCATATTGCAAAGATTTCCGGCCGGCGGCTTTGCTGTGAGTTCTCCTCATAAGAGTTAAGGGATCGGTATCTAGTCCTTCCTCCTTGAACTTATTGCCATATCCCAAGAATCCTTGGTTGCCGAAGAGGTAGTCCTTGCCTAATAATGCCTTATCGTTAAGTTCTGGGTTGCCTTTTAGATATGTTGGTAAATATTTTTTTATAAAATCAATCAAAAAGTCATTTAAAGAGTATCTGGTCCTTTTATCCATTTCGCCGGATAACCATTCATTAAAATGTCTTAGTGAGATAGGGATATCACCTATACTACACAACCCGGTCGTCATAGAGAAATAATCTTCTATGTACATGGGGCCCAAAACAATTCTTAGTTTTTTAAAGTGTTCAAGCGAAGCAACTTGCTTTTCTTTAAAACCAAGCATCTCTTCAAAACTTTTGTTATCAATTTGTTCGCCGGCGTCATCAGGGCCCCTGCCAAGTGAGACTTGTACGGCTGATTGAAAAGCTGTTCCTAATTTATCTTGTGGGTCAATATCAGCAACACCCCCAACAATGTCCAGAGCTTCGGTAGTGGCCCTGTCAATTTCAGTCAAAGAATATGTATCTGATATGTTTTCTAATATTAAATTGATCAAATCGCTTGCATAGAAGAAAGCAATCTGGTTTGAGTTTGGATCAATCGCACAATCACGCAATGCTGACTGTGGGGGTTGTTTTTCCTCCATATCGTTTTGCATTTCTTGAGCCTGTTTTTGATTAGTGTCGACACTTGAAATATTTGAAGACAGAGACGAAGAATTTTGTTCATCATCGCTCGCAGTTGGAACCTTTGCTCCAAGTGCGCTTTGAAGAACTTTAAGTGCGCTAGTGCGATGCTGTTCGTTAAGAAGAGCATCTTTCAACGGTTCGCCCGTCTGGTTTGGGGATTTATCGTTAAACAAACTATTCCATGCTTTCAAGACGTCAGGCTGGATGTTAATATAATATATTTTGCCTCTGTCTCTCAAGCCATCATTTAACATTCTCATTCTTTTTGATTTGTTTTCGTTGGTTATACTGCTTAAGGCTGTTTTAATTTTTTGAGTATCTTTTCCGCCGCATCTATTTTGATATCCGATTGCAGCAAATTGAGTCGCATACTCATTAACTAAATTTTTATAATTTTTGAAAATATCAAAGTGTACGGGTTCGGCAAAAATTGTTTCGATGACACCGTTATATTCAATTTTTAATTCAACAGATCCATCTATGTTAAAGCTGAGATTGTGGGTTTTCGGATTGAGCTTCATTAACATAGTGGAGCTATCATCAGAAAGGCCCGGTATGCTCGAAGCAGATTTAGTAACCCCGACTTCAACAATAACTTGAAATGTCAAATCGCTAACAGAGCCTAACCTACCCCCAGATATAGTGCCCGGTGCGCGTCTGTTTCTGAGCGCCAAGTCGGTAAATCGATACTCAAGCTGGTGGTTGAAGTCGGGGTCCGACGAATAACCAATTCTAGTTTTTAACAACGAGTCCAAAGAATCAGCGTATATTACCAATTCTGCATGCACTTGTCGATTGATTAGA